TCAATTCATTATTCCCAAATAACGGTTTGATTAAAATGGATGAATTCCATAATCATTTCGTAAAACAAACTGCAGATATATTTGATAATATATTTGATAGTTGGTCTAAAATACCTTCATTCCCTTTCTACAATGTGGTGAAATATGGAAAAGGTAAATATGGTCTAGAAATAGGACTTGCTGGATATAATAAAGAAAACGTTCTTGTAGAAGTAAAAGACGGTATCTTAACTATAGAAGGTAAAGTTGAAGATAAAAAAGTAGACTATGTTCAAAAAGGTTTAGCTTTTAGAAAATTCATTAAACAATTTGAGTTAGCATCTGACGTAATAATAGATGAAGCTGAAATGGTTGATGGACTTTTAAAAATAAAATTAGGTGTTAAAAATCCTGAAGTTTTAGAAGGTAAAAAAATAAATATAAAATAATGAGTATACTTTTACAATTATCATTAATTTTTGCAATTGGTTTAATTGTAATCTTATATTTTATTTATAAATATAATAAATGATACCTTATAATTCAGAAGAAAATGATTGGTTAAATCCAAGATCTTAATTCTTCTCCTAATACTTCAGACGCAATATCTATCTTTTTGCGGAGAGCTTTGACGATTTTTTCATCAACAGTTTTCTCCGCGATTAGATCTACATAAGTCACTGATTTCTTTTGCCCAATCCTATGAGCTCTATCCTCTGACTGCAATCTTTTTTCTAAATCATAACCATTAGAATAATATATAACCATACTAGCTTCTGTTAGTGTAATACCGTATCCTCCTGTTTGTGGATTACCCACGAAAAATCGGACAGGGGATCGTGGATCTTGGAAAGCTTCTATATTTCTTTGTCTAATTTCAGATTCAGTTGCTCCATAATAAGAAACAATAGATTTTGGGCCATAGATAAGATTGCCTTCTTCATCTTTTGCCGTAGATATTGCTTTAACTATTTTTTCAATATCATGAATGTAGTGAGCCCATATAATTACTTTACCATTAGTTTCATCTAATATTTTCATTAATTCTTTTATTCTGTTGCTTGGTATATCCACTATTTCTCCAGATTCTGTTTTTAAATGTCCACAAACTATTTGATGTAATCTCATTAATTGAGTTAAAGCATGAGGAGCTTTTACGATATCCCCTTTTAATAAAGCCATAGCTGTAGCTTTCATTGTAGAGTAATGTTGTTCTTGTTCTTTAGTTAATTCAACTTCTCTTTTTATATAAACTTTATCAGGTAAATCTAAACAATCTTCTTTTAATACACGATAAGAAAAAGGTTTTAAAATTTCAGATAGTTCATCTAATCTTTGATAGGAATGTATTATCCAGACTTGTCTGCCTCCAAAATTCTTTCTAACCATATTTGCATATCTATTTTGAAAAGTTAAATAAGAACTAAATCCTAATAAATGTTCATTTAAAAATTTACATTGAGTATATAAATCTAATGGAGATTTAGTAACAGGAGATCCTGTTAATATTCTTCTATATTTTGCAAGAGAAGCTATACTTATTATATTTTTAGTTCTAGCAGCTTTATGACTTTTAATAGTAGTTGATTCGTCAATAGCAAATAAAGCTTTATGACTATTTAAAAACTTTTTGGCAAAAGCAGCGCCTTTAACAGTAGAAAACGCCTCAACATTCATTAGGAGGATGTGAAGGTTATAGTCTATGTTAAATAAATCTTGATACTCTTTATCCTTAGCTTTTGAAGTTGAAGCGGTCCATAATACAGTTTTATGTTGTATATGGCTAGGTAAATGTGTTGGTATTTCAGAAGAAAACCAATTCCTATAAACACCTTTTGGTGCTACAATTAACGCCGCATTAATTTTTCCTTTATCATAAAGCATAGCCATATTATCAACTAATACTTTAGATTTCCCGGTTCCCATCTCCATAAAGTATGCATACTCTTCTTTATCCCAAGACATTTCTAATGCCTTAAGTTGATGTTCATATGGTTTAGTTTTAAACCTATAGTTTCGTGCCATAAATAATTTATTTCTTTCTATTGACATAATAAATAAACATCATTATATGCTTTGTCAAGAGAGAAAATAGAATGAAAAATAAAATATTTGAATTATATAAAGATAAAAGTCTTACAGAGTTTTTAGAGTTCAAAAAAGAAAATCCTGAAGAAAATTTTGTGTATGTATTACAACATCCACCAGCTAACATAAATATATTAAGCGCTTCTAATTTTGGATATTTAGTTATATGTCTTGCCTACTTCGATCAAGTAGCATTTAATGCTTCACCTTTCGTATTTAAGATGCGAAAGAACTTGAAAGATTTTACGAAGCAAGATTATATATTGCTTACAGGAGATCCGGCGGTCATTGGTATTTCCTGTGCAATCGCAAGTGATATGACCAATGGCCAATTTAACCTCTTGAAATGGGATCGTAGAGAGTTTAAATATTACCCAATAGAATTCGATCTCTATCAGAAAGGATAATATGAGTGATGATGTAAAACAAATGATGCTAGATGATTCAACAGATCTTCTAGACAATGTAGAAGTAACTACAATAGCAGACCAATGCCAAAAATTAAAAGCTTTAGAAGATGATATCTTAAGAGCTGAAGAACATGTAGATAATTTAAAGGCAATGGCAAGAGATATTAGTGAACGAGTTATACCAGAACTTTTAGCCGAACAAGGTTTAAGTTCTTTGAAATTAGCTGATGGTTCATCTGTAACAGTCAAAAGAGAATACAGATGTACTCTTCCCAAAGATGATATGCGAAGGGAAGATGCTTATAAATGGCTTCGTGAGAACGGACTAGGTGACATTATTAAAAACAATGTTTCTGTGACGTTCGGTCGTGGCGAAGATGACAAGGCACAACAATTGTTGGACCTTGCGGCGTCAAAAGGTTTTAATCCGCATCAGAAATCTGATGTAGCTTGGAACACTTTGACAGCCCTATTTCAGGAGCGTGTCGAGTCCGGGCTCGACATGCCTTCTGATGTCTTTAGTACTTGGATTAAAGACACAACTAAAATAACCCGTAAATAATGGAGAATGAATGATGGCTAATGAAACATTGGTAAAAAAACCAATAGCCAATAATTCTGTAGCTTTGTTTGGAGATGATCTAGACAAAGGTTTTGAAAATATGACGCAACAAGATCTTGCGTTACCTTTCATCAGAATATTGGGACAGTTATCACCTCAGGTTACTGAAGGTGATGCTAAATATGTTGCAGGTGCAAAACCAGGCAATATATATAATACAGTTACGAATGAACTGTATGATGGTAAAAAAGGAATTAAAGTAATTCCTTGTTACTATAAGAAAGACTATCCAGAATGGTCTGACAGAGGTGAAGGATCTGCAGCTCCGGTTGCAATTCACTTACCTAACAGTCCAGTGATAGCTACAGGTAAGAGAGAAGGATCTAAAGTTAGATTACCAAACGGTAACTATATTGAAGAGACTGCTTCTTACTATGTAATGGTAGAAACTAAAGCAGGTGGATTTACTCCAGCTTTAATTACCATGAAATCAACTCAGTTGAATGTAAGCAAGAAGTGGAACGCAATGATGAAAACTATCCAAATACCGGATGGTAAAGGTGGATTTGCAGTTCCTCCAATGCATGGTGTTGTATACAATTTAGCATCTATCTTACAAAAAAATGATAAAGGTAGTTGGTATGGTTGGGTAGTAACACAAGACCGAATTTTAGACACAAAAGATAAATCTTTGTACATTAGTGCAAAAGGTTTTGCTGGAGATGTCAGAAAAGGATCGGTGCAAACAAAAGCTGATGTAGAAGAGAGAGTAACTGAGAACGTACCGTTCTAAGTTAAACTAATCGGAGCCCCTTAATTGGGGCTCCAACTAAAATTGTTGTATGAAAGAAAAATTTAAGGAAATATTTAGTGGCCTGCAAAGTGCCTATGGACAATATCAAAAAGGAGAACGAAGTGAAACAGGTAAACAAAAAGGCAAAGCATTCATTATCAGAAAACCTATTACAGATAATCTGTGGGAAGATCACCTTAATGGTGTTGATCCTGCTTTGGGTATTATTCCTATCAACGAAAGCAATAATTGTAAGTGGGGTTGCATTGATATTGATCAGTATAATCTTAACCATAAAGAGTTAATACAAAAAATAAGAAATTTAAAACTTCCACTAATAGTATTTAGATCTAAGTCAGGAGGAGCTCATATATTTTTATTTACAAAAGAATTTATTTCAGCTGCATTAATGCAGAGTACATTAAAAAGAATTTCTGATTCTTTAGGATATCAAGGTGTTGAGATATTTCCAAAGCAAACGGAAATACTTGTGGAACGTGGGGACACAGGTAATTTTTTAAATCTTCCCTACCATAACCAAACAAAAGGACTAAGATATGCGTTTGACGATAATGGCTCCGCTTGTACAATTGAAGAATTTTTTAAGCTCTATGATTTGTACGCGCAAACCAAAGAAGAAGTTGAAAAAATTGAGATCAAAGAAACGAAGATAGAAGAAGCATTTAAAGATGGACCTCCATGTTTAAATAGATTAGCTCGCGACGGCTTTGGCGAAGGATCTAGGAATAACGCTTTATTTAATATTGCCATATTTTTTAAACAATCGGATCCAGATCTTTGGCAAGATAAAGTTGTCTCGGCTAATCTAAAATATATGACACCTCCATTACCTAATGGTGAAGTACAGCAATTATTAAAATCATTAGGTAAAAAAGGTTATGATAAGTATAGATGTAAACTTCCACCTATAAACGATATTTGTAATGCAAAATTATGTAGAACTAAAAAATTTGGTGTAGGTTCAGAAGAAGAAGCTATGCCTATGTTAGGTAACTTAACTAAATATAATTCTAATCCACCACAATATTTTTTAAGCGTAGGAGAAGGGGAAACACAAAAAAGAATTGAATTAAAAGCTGAACATTTAGCAAATCCTATTTTATTTTCAGTAGCTGTATTAGAGAAAGCTGATTTAGTTATACCAAAATTAAAAGATAAAGATTGGAGAGAATATTATTTAAAACCATTAATTGATAACTTACAAACAGTTGAACCATTAGAATCTTTAGATCCTCAAAATCAAATAATAGCTTTATTACAAGATTGGACTACGAATAGACAAAATGCAAGAACCATGGATGATGTATTTAATAAACTTCCATATACAGATGATAAAAGAGAATTTACATATTTTAGAATGGATGATTTTTTTAATTTTTGTAAAAAGAATCATTGGGAAATGGATAAGGCAAAAACAGGTAATTTAATAAAACAATTAGATAAAATATTTATATCTGAAGTTAGAATGAAGATTAAAGGTCAAGAACCTAGATTAGTTAAGATTAATGCTATGAAGAAATTAGATGCAACAGTTTCACAAGTTAAATATCAAGAACAACATTTCTAATGAAAATAGGTATTAATTGGTATTTAAAATATAGACAAGCTTTAGAAATAATAAAAAAACTAGAGTTTGACTTAAATGTAATGAGGAGAAAATATGAAAACTATAATTCTAGGTCCGCCTGGGACAGGAAAAACAACTACGTTGTTAAACTTGGTAGACGAGTTCATAAAGCAAGGGATTAGACCAAAAGAAATTGGTTATTTTTCTTTTACAAAGAAAGCTGCATTAGAAGCAGCAACTAGAGCTTCGCAAAAATTTGGATTAAGTGCGGATCATGATTTAATTTATTTTAGAACATTGCACTCACTTGCATTTAGAATGTTAGGCACAACTAAAGATAAAATGATGGGCAAAGAAGATTATAGAGAATTTGGTATAAGATGTAATATTCCAATTAAAACAGCGTCTTATTCAGATGAAGATGGTGTATTTAATTCTGACAATGAATATTTAACCATAATAAATACAGCTAGAGTTAAAAGAATAGATTTATTAGATTGTTATGATTCAAGAAGGAATCTATTAGATATAGAAAGAGATACTTTATTTTTGTTAGATCAAGAACTTAAAAAATATAAAGCAGAAAAAGGATTAAAAGATTTTACAGATTTATTAGAAGATTTTATTGAACAAGATATAGCTCCTAAACTTAAAGTATTATTTATAGATGAAGCGCAAGATTTATCTCATTTACAATGGGAAATGGTTAGATCTATATGGAATAAGGCGGAAAAAACTTATATTGCAGGTGATGATGACCAAGCTATATTTAGATGGGCTGGAGCTGATATAGATCACTTTATAGCTCTAAAGAATGAAGTAGACGAGATCCAGACGTTAAAACAATCTTATCGTATTCCTGGTGGCCCTATACACGAATTATCACAAAGAATTATATCTAAGATAACTAATAGATATGAAAAAACATATAATCCACGTCAAGAAACAGGTTTATTAAAGTATTATACAGATATTACTCAAGTAGATATGTCGCAAGGAGAATGGCTTGTATTGGCTTCAGCAGGTTATTTTTTAGATGATGTTAAAGAATTATGTGAATTACAAGGTTGGTATTATCAATATAAAGGAATGAATTCTATTTCATTAGAATTACTATTAGCTTTAAGTACTTGGGAAGATTTTAGGAATGGATTAGCTTTAAATTATATACAAATTAAAAACATATATAGATATTTAGGAGCTAATGTAATTGATGGTTATAGAGACGCTAAAACATTAAAAGCAGAAGAAAAATATACAATTAAAGATTGTTTACAAAATCATGGTTTACTTACAGATAAAGTATGGTATGAATCATTTGAAGGTGTTGATACGATTACAGAGAACTATATTCGTAACATGAGAGCTAATGGTGAGAAGATAAATAAAACTCCAAGAATTCTTATGTCAACTATTCACGGCGCTAAAGGTGGCGAACGTGAAAAAGTTTTAGTTTTATTAGATCTTACAGCATCCGCAATTAAACAAGGAGATGAGGATCCAGATGATTTACATAGGTTATTCTACACAGCTTTTACAAGAGCTAAACAAGAATTACATATTGTAGATCCTAGGGATTTTAATAAAGCGTATACTATATGACAAACAAAACATTTTTTAAACAAGTAGGTGGTTCACATTATAAAGTTATGAAAATACAACCATCTGTTTTTATAAACGAAAATCAATTACCTTTTGCAGAAGGAAATGCAATTAAATATATATGTAGACATAAGTTAAAAGGTAAAAAAGAAGATATATTAAAAGCAATTCATTATTTAGAAATGGTGTTGGAAAGAGATTATAAAGATAAATAACAAAGGAGAGAAGATGGGAATAGCATTAGCATTATACGGAATATCACTTGCATTGTATCTTTCAGCAATGATTCAATGACACGTACATTTCAACAGATATTATTTACACCACAAACAGAATGGGTAGTACCAGAAGAACTAAAAGATCTTCGCGGTCATAAAGAAATAGCAATTGACTTAGAGACTTGCGATCCAGAGTTAACGGAACGTGGATCGGGGAACGTTACTGGTCGTGGTAAGATTGTAGGTATTGCAGTAGCAGTAGAAGGATGGTCTGGTTATTATCCGATAGCACACGAAGGTGGTGGTAACATGGATAAGAAATTAGTTTTAAATTGGTTACAAGATTTATTTAAACAAGATGCTGTATTTGTATTTCATAATGCGATGTATGACGTATGTTGGTTGAGATCATCAGGTATAACTCCTCCAGCTAAGATTGTAGATACAATGATTGCTGCATCATTAGTAAATGAAAATAGATGGAGTTTTAGATTAGATGCATTAGCAAAAGAATATGCAGGTATAGGTAAAGATGAAGCTGTATTACAAGCAGCTGCAAGAGAATATGGAATTGATGCTAAAAAAGATATGTGGAAACTTCCATCTATGTTTGTTGGTCAATATGCCGAAAGAGATGCTGAATCTACTTTAAAACTTTGGCATAGAATGAAAATAGAATTATCAGATCAAGATCTTTGGACAATATTTGATATGGAAACCAAATTATTTCCATGTTTAGTTAATATGAGATTTAAAGGTGTAAGAGTAGATGTTGAAAAAGCTGATATAATTAAAAAGCAATTAATAGAAAAAGAAAATAAAATAATCAATAAAATCAAAGACTTAACTGGAGTTTCTGTAGAATTATGGGCAGCAACTTCTATTGCTAAAGTATTTGATGTTTTAAAATTACCTTATGATAGAACAGAAAAAACTAAAGCACCAAGTTTTACAAAAAACTTTTTATCAAATCATCCAAATGAAATCGTTCAAGGTATTTCATACGCAAGAGAAATAAACAAAGCACATACAACTTTTATAGATACAATTGTAAAACATTCTTATAAAGGAAGAATTCATGCAGATATAAATCAAATTAGATCTGATGATGGTGGAACTGTTACAGGAAGATTTTCAATGTCTAATCCTAATTTACAACAAATACCTGTAAGACATAAAGAGCTTGGTCCATTAATTAGATCTTTATTTATTCCAGAAGAAAATCATAAATGGGGAGTATTTGACTATTCACAACAAGAACCAAGAATATTAATTCATTATGCTAAATTACAAAGATTAGATGGTATAAATGAAATTGCAGATGCTTATAAAGAAGGTAATGCAGACTTCCATAGTGCTGTTGCTAAGATGGCAGGAATAGAAAGATCTCAAGCTAAAACTATTAATCTTGGCTTAATGTATGGAATGGGTAAAAATAAATTAATGGCTGAACTTGGATTAATGAAAGAAGCTGCTGAAAAATTGATTGCTCAATATCATGCTAAAGCTCCTTTTATTAAACAATTAATGCAAGCTGTATCAAGAAGAGCTGATGAATCAGGAAGAATTAGAACATTAGGTGGAAGAGTTTGTCACTTTGATCTTTGGGAACCAACTACATTTGGAACAGGTCTTCCTAAACCCCATGCAGAAGCAATTAAAGAATATGGACCGGGTATTAAAAGAGCTGGAACATACAAAGCTTTAAATAGATTAATACAAGGATCTGCTGCAGATATGACTAAATTATCTATAATAGCTTTGAGTGAAGCTGGTATTGTTCCTCATATACAAATTCATGATGAATTAGACGTATCAGTTGAATCAGATGATCATGTTAAAAAAATAGTAGAAGTTATGGAAAATTCAATTAAGCTAGAAATACCTAATAAAGTAGATTATGAAGCTGGAGATAATTGGGGAGCTATTAAATAGTAGTAAATACCATATTAAACTGTTAATATGTTAATATGGAAAAATTAAAATTTATTTTGTTTTTTTTAATTGGAATATATTCATATATTCATAGAGGATTTTTAATATATCTTTATTCAATACAAGGTTTTTCTAATTTTTTAACTTTACTTTTATTTAAAAGCGATGCTGCTATTATTTGTATAGCTCATAAATGGAATGTTAATGTCCAAAAAGCAATTACTTATGCAACGCATTTTATCATCATTATATTTCTGTATATCCTTATTTTTTAATATTATAATAACAATAGCATTATATTTTATATTAACTATTGCCATGAT